TTTTTGTATTGTTGTTGTTGTCTGTGTTTTTTGTTTCTGTTCTTTGTGTGCTTGTTTCTTTGTTTTGTTTTGTTCTTGGTTTTTTTGTGGTTGGTGGGTGTGTTGTTTTTTGTGGTGTGTTGTTGTACTGTAGTTATCCGTTTTCAATGGAGGGGGATGGAAATGATTGGCATTGATGTTTATGTTGTTTGGTTTGGGTTTGACGTTTCTTGTAGGGTTGTTGTCGAGGGCGTGTGTGTTGGGGTTGTCTTCGATGATGGTTTGGTTGGTGGTGGTGTTGTCTTGTTCGGGTCGGTGTTTGCTGTGGTTGTCGGGTGTTTGTTGGGTTGCGATTATGACTGTGTTAGGATTGTTCGGGGGATTGTCTTGTGGGGGGTCTTGTCGTGGGTGTTTTGTTTTGATTGATGTCGGTGGTTGGCATATGAAAAAAAAGCCCTGCAATGTGCAGGGCTTTTATGTGGGGATGTTAGTAGTATAGGGTTTCGCCGGGGTAGATGAGGTTCATGTTTCCTGAACTATATCCTGTGATATTGTACATGTTGACTCCGAGCCGAGAGGCGATGCCGCTGAGTGTGTCGCCTGATTGCACCACGTATGTGCGTGACGTTGTTGCGGTGTTGCTGCCGTTGTTGTGGCAGATCTTGTCTCCGGGGTATACGATGGATGGGTTGCCGCTGGGAACGGTTACGTTCCACCAGTCGGACCAGAACATCGAAACGTATTGGCCTGATTGGATGATGACGCAATTGGTGTTGCATGTGGTGTCTGGCTTGTTGGGTTGTGGTGTTGGTTTCGGGGCGGGCGTGGGTGCTGCTTGTCTGCTGTTCGCGTATGCGTTCCATGTGTTGAGGTCGCCGTATACTACGCTTAGGTCGAGTGCGCCGTTCCAGTCGCCGACATAGCCGGTTGACGTGTACTGCCATGCGACGGCGAATGGCCAATGGTGGAGGGTGGGCTGGGCCGATGGCGGATTGAATCCGTATATTGGTGTGTATCCGAGCGTGTATGCGGCGATCCATAGTCCATAATCTCCGGCGACGACCGTCGACCAGTCGTAAGCGTTTTCCGTGGATTGGTTCATGTAGATGATTGGCTTGGTGTCCCATGCTGCTTTTACGGTTTGGAGCCATGTGAGCGCCCAACTGGTGTTCCATGGGGCGGATGGTTCCCAGTCTAGTATTGGTACTATTTTTTTTCCGATGTATCCGCGCGTATTGTCGATGAAGTGTTGGGCTTCGCGTCGTGCGTCGTTTTCGGTGTGTGCGAAGTGGTAGACGCCGACGCCCTGACCTGCGTTCAAGGCGTCCTGTACGACGCGGTCGCAATCGGGGTTAGTGTAGTTGACGCCTTCGGTCGCTTTGGCTACCACGATCTGTGCGCCGGATGTGGTGACGTTGATGCCGGTTTGCCAACTGGATACGTCAATCATGTCCGCTGCGCTCGCGTATGGTACGAACGCCAATAGTAGTGCGGCGATTGCCGCGATCATGCTGTACGCAATTGCTTTAATCCTGTTCTTCATTGTCTGCCTTTCTGTCAATGTTGAAAATGTTGAGAATATTCGAGCTACTTAATTCCGGATTGATTTTCACACAGTTCTCCATGATCGAGGTAATCTCAATCAGGCAGATACTTACGCAAGTCGGAATAAACACCGGCAGTTCGATGCCGAGATTGATGTAATCCGAGCCGTACTCTATAATCAACGCCGCGCCAATTACCGCAAAGTAGGCGAATTTATGCCCGAGCCCCTCCCGCATTCTCTCGCTGGATAGTTCGCCGTGCATAATCGCATTTACTACGCCGGTAATATAGTCAATCAGCACCAATAAAAATACGATACCGATAACGATTAATTCATGTATTGGCATGCATGTTCCTCACTTTCTTATGCCTGATTGTTGTAATAAGCCGCCAAGAATCATGCTAAATTCCGCTTTAATCTGAGGGGTTTCAAAACGTAAACGTCCGACGCGGTAGGCGTTTAATATTTTCTGTGTCATATCATCCGAACGTTTGAGCATGATGCAATCATTATCGACCAGTCGATAATCGAATGTAAAATCACGGGTAATTTTAGGCTGTTTTTTGGTAATGACATACAATACTTCATCGGTATCGCTCAATTGCTGATATACATTGAAAATACCGTATTCCGTGGTTCTTAATGTGAACGCATAACCGGCGTTATTGAAATCACTAATGAGAGTATTGGCGCGATCCCGAAAATCATTATTGATTGCATAGTTCGCATAATTCTCATCATATTTCCGTAAAAACGTGCCGAATCTTGACGTGGCCACCTTAGCGCTGAACCCGCCGTAATCAGCCAATTCTATCATAATAAACCCGTCGCAATACCGTTGGTATTGCGTGTGATTGTCAAGCTGCGGTTTCAGATTGATATTAAACGCGCTAAAATACGGGTTAGCCAACGTGACAGCGTTGCTGCACATGATGACCCTAACGCGATCGTTCCACCTATCAATGGTATTATAGAATTCCTCAAGCGCCGTAACCTCGCCACCAAGGTAGCGCATATTATCGGGGAAAATCTCATCAAAAATTACGGTTCGCACCCTTGGGTAGGCGACTGATTTCACCTGTCCAGCCTGACTGAGGGCGATGAAGTACCCCATGATATGCCATGTCGGGCGGGTTTTACCGTGCTTGTCTGTGGTGGCGTCCCTATCGTCCAACCAATGGCACTCGGCCTGATTGCCGGACACTCTAAACTCTAGATCCGGGTATTGTTCCGCGATGTCCGCGAACCACGTGCCCTTATTCTTCTGTTCCTCCGCTGTACGGCGTAGATAAATGAATTGCCAGCGTTTTTTAATCCAGTCTCCGATGACCAGTTTTTTAGCGCCATACGTCTTGCCGAGGCCGCGCGCGCCGATTACGAACATCCAAGGCGCGTGATAGGATAACACGCGCCCATAATCATAGTAATCATCCTCGCCCAACAACTTCTCCATAATACCTACCCTACCATACAATAACGACGAACCGGTAGATACCTACCGGTCCATCGTCATGCTAAAAGTTCGGCGGCGCACTCGAACCGTCCCAAACGTTAAGCAAGCTGTACGCGGTATTATAGCGCGTCCCGTACGACCGGAACGGGGACGTGGCGAGGATATTGCCATACAGTTGGGTAATCGATGAAGCATGGGGTACGTTCAACGCGCCTGCCGGGCTTTGATGATAGGCGCACGTCCACAGTATCTGCATTTTCGGATCATCATACTTCTGCGGGTATCCCTCGTAATCCTCCGCGAACTGATTCCGCTGCCCCTGCCGGGATTCCGTACGCCGCGCCCACGTCTGGAATGCGGCAACCTCGCCGCCGGTCATCGCCCTATCGAACGTGCCACCCGATTTCATAAGCGCGGCGATGCCCGGTGCGGCGGCGGCAAACGCCTCATACCCTGCGGCGTCCACCGCTTTCATCGCGTTCAACACCTGCAAGCGTCTGCCGAATGACCATTGTGCGATGCCGATGCCCTGATTGTTGGACTCGACCGCATCCCAGCGCAATGATGATTCAACGGTACCGATCACGTAAAGCGCGTACGAGCTTTCCCCGTCGCCCACGCTCGGCGTACCCTGCCCTTGATCGGCGTCCGGCTGACCTTTGCCGCCACGATATATCCACGTTTGGGCGCTCGACTTGTAGAAAATGGCTTGCGATGACGTCGCGCCCGAGCCATTGTGATAGATGAGGTTATCGCCCTGCAATTGAATCCACGCGGAGATATTGCCATCCACGTTCACACCCGGATTATTGCCACCCGTAGGATTATCCCCGGATTCCGGTGGTTCCGGCAGTGCCGTGGGATGCAAGTAGCCGAGTAGCTGCGAACCTTTCATAAGCGGCAGGGCCTGATGCACGGCGGGCGTCGGGTTCTGGGTCAGAACATCGATGCTATCCCCTTGGATACCGCCCCATACGATGGCCACGTGACTGCCGGTGTAGATCTGACTGCCGAACGTCCAAAACACGACGTCGCCCATGCGGGGCGTATAGTCGGCGCCCTTTTTCTCAAACACGCGCCCCACCGCGGACGTGGTGGGGAACCTAGTGTAATTGCCCTCCGCGTATCCTGTTGGGGTGATGCAATCGCCTAATGACAGATTGTAATTATCCATGCAGTATTTTGCCCATAAATCCCAGCATTGGGCGCCATAGCTGCCGTCCATGTCCCAAAATTGGTTTTGGGTTCGTTCTAGCCATGCCTGTACGTCTACCATGATATTAGTATACCCCGCCCGGCGTACCGGACGGGGTATGGGCTTACGGTTCAGGCTCCGATATAATGGTGTGCCGTCATGTAGATTTCAGTATCATTGGGAACGTTGGTCGTACATGAGATGAGTCCCATATTCGCCAAATCCGTGGACGCATAGACGTTCCCGCCGGTATACGAGGCGTTGACATGGAAATTATCGGCCATGCTCAGTCCATAACAAGTTTTCACAATGCCCTGATATGCCTGATGGTTGTTGACCACGGTGACCTGTGCGGAAAAATCATACACACCGTTCGAGCAAGTTGATGACGCATGCGAGATGTTCCCGTGATTGTCCGCGCCCGACACTCCGACCGACCAATTATTGTGGATACTGTTTCCGGTAAACAGCGATTCAGCCATCAACCTCAAAAGCTGCTGCTGTCCGCTGTCATTGGGGTGAATCAGGTCGAGCGTCCCGTTGAAGATGGATGCCCAATCCTGACGGCCATTGAGCCATTCCCATGCGTACCGGATTTCATGGACGTTGGAAACCTGCGCGATCCCGGCCTCAATCGCATTAAGGGTACTCCACACGTCGCTATTGCCGCGGTCGTATCGGAAAATACCCTGAAGGCCCAGCACGACCGGCGCCACATGAATAGTGGCGTTAGGGAAATTCTTCAGAGCGTACTTGAGCGTATCGATCACGGCGGCAGTCACCTGAGCGTCGGTGGTTCGCTTGTCGTTGGCTCCGCCCGCGATAATCACGTGCGTAACCGCCTCTTTATTGGACGCGCCCTGAAGCTGCGACAGGAACGTGGGAGCGTTGACGAAACCCGCATTGTTTTGCGCGAGATTCTGCACCGACTCCGCACCGATATAATCCTTGAAAAGATTGCCCCACGCCTTAGCCGTTGATGACGCTCCGGTACCGTATGTTATAGAATCTCCTACAATTACGATATTTTCATATGTTCTTCGCAAAGGAATAAAATTACTAAAATTGTTATTTACCTCCACTATTGCCGCTCTGTTCTGTTCTATGCCGGTGGAATTCTTGTCGATCTTATGGTACAGACCGGTTGCATCGCTGACGCTATTGGCATGTAATGCGGTAAGATTCGCTTCAATTCCGGCAATATCCGATTTGTTGGTCTGCGCCAACGATTGCACGTCGGACAACGTGCCCTCAGCGGTGGTAACGCGCCCCTCAGCGGTGGTAACGCGCCCCTCAAGTGCAGTCAGATCGTTTGCGGTCCGCTCGATAGTGTTTTTAAGTTTCGTCGCCGCCTCGGAGTCGGTCACGCCCAACGCCCCCAGACGGTCAATAGCCACGTTGGCGGTGTTCAGTGCGGTATTGACGTTGGCTACGATCTGCTGATACTGCTTTAGCGCGTCCTGTGCTTGCCGGATGGCGTCCGCGGCGTCCTGCGCAGCCTGCTGCGCCTTGTCCAACGTATCCTGATTCTGTGTTGTCTGATCCTCCAATGCCTTGTTAACGTCATCCATGACGCCGTTCACATACTCTTGCAGCATGTCCAGATCATGCTTGATGCACTCAATCAACTGAAGCATGGTCAAGCCGTCACGATACACGAACGGCACCGACGTGGGCACAATAGGCCGGATAAGTCCCGGAATTGTCGGATTATTGACGCTCATAATATTCACTCCCATTCTCCATAGTTATGGCAGTCGCTAAAAATGGTATCATACGAACCCCACACCTGCATGAAACACGGCTCAAGACTCCGCACGATTTCCATGTCCACATTGATAATCGCCTGCCGGTATTCCTGAATCAGGCTCATAGCGCTCTGGCTACGCCCTGTCACATGACTCTTACCCTTGGAATTGCTCGAATCATGCTGGTAGTCGGTGGCGCTTTGCGCGGTGGTGTGACTGGTTGAATCCTGCGAACTGGACGCCGTGCCCGCGCTGTCCGCCTGTGACTCGTTCGCGTGGCTCGCGTATCGAGCAAAGTCGCCTTGTATGCCGGTTTGCGGCACGTCACTATCGAAGCTCTTCGATGTGGTGGTGCTGGAATTATCCGACTTGCTGGTGCTGGAGCTGTTCGAATCCTGCGTACTTGACGCTTTACCCGAGGACTGGGATTCACTGCCGCTCTCGCTGTCCGTCGTCATATCCATGGAATCCAATGGATTATATGCCATGTCCAGCGTCCGATAGCGTTCATTGAAATAGGGCATGATTTCCGCCATCGTCATCCCCAGATAGAAGACGAATTGTTGCGCGGTTTCCTGCCCGATCTCCCGCAGCGCGTAATGGCGGACGATTTTCTCATTCAACTCCGCGCGATGGCTTTCGTCGTAAATCGGATAATAGTCAGCGCTAAGATGTAGTTTATCGTCCGTCTCGTATCCCATGGCAACGAGATTACCGAGGGTTTCGGTGCACTCGCCGGGTGTCATCATAGCGTAGGCGCTAAAATCCTGCATTATAGCACACCTCCGATACCCGCGTCGTATGAAGCGGGCATATCAATATCAGTCGTGCCCAACGCGCTCGAATCCAGCGCGTTGGGCACACCGCTCGATTGCGAGTCGGCATACTCCACCCAGACATCAAGTTGCGGCCACAGTCGATTGATCTCAGTCGCCGCCGCCTGCCGTGCCTTAAGGAAACCCAAACGGAATACGTCCACCTTCTCATTGGCTTGCGCCACTTCATCGGAGATCAGCCTCTCCTTCTTCTCCGTACCACTCGACTGGATACCCAAATATCCCAGCACCTCGTTGGTCACCTGCGCTTTCTGCTGGATGAACTTATCCAACAAGTAGGGCGTAGTGTTGGGCCACGGCTGAAACATGCTACCGGGGTCCAATGAGTCGTATCCGATGATATAGTCCTGACCGTCCTGCCGCTGTTGCAACATGTTCTGCACCGTCAACTTGGTACGCGGGTCGGCGGTGATAATGGTCGGCAGTTTCAGGCTCTCCAAATTCACATCATACGCCTTATCGATATCCGCGAGGCGTCTCGCATACTGCCATAGAACATCCTTGAAACTCATGCGCATACGATTGTCCCAAACAGGAATGCACTCACGGCCCGCCTTGAGCTGTTTGTAATGATAGTTGACGCCTACCGGCTCAAAACGTGTTGGATTATTATAGACGTTCAACCGCCCCTGATAACCGGCCTGTGTCACGAGGAACCTGCCAATACGCTTGTCCTCGAAGAATAGGGCGCACCCGTATTCGCACAGACACATTTCGAGCCATCGTTCGTCCACAGTGGGCGGCAATCCGCGCCAACTGAACCGGTTCAACGCCAATTCTTCCAACAGACGATAATACATCCAGTCGAGACTGGCGGCACGTGCCTTCGCGTAATTCCCTCGCGGATGCAACGCGCCGCCAACCCGATTCCTCTTAGACCTACTCATATCGCCATTATATCACTCGTAGCCGATGCCCGGCAGCGGCTCGTTATCCGCCCAATCGGTCACACCAATATACTCAGGCTTATCCCACACGGTCACGCCACGTTCAAACATGCCCTTGATCGTCAATCGCGCCTGCTCGGGCAACGAGCCCCGAACATAACATTCCTGCATCTGCCAGTAGGTGAATTTCTCCATACATTGCAGGCTCGCAGGTGGGGTAATGAACCGCTGGACAAAATACCCGAACCGTAACATGAACTCGCCCACCGAACGCAACGCGCTGGGGGCGCACGTGCGGAAACGTACCAACACGCCCATGATACCATTGGCGAGGTTGAACGAATCGCCGCCCGCCGAGCCGCTTGTGGTCGGCGGCGTCATCTGCATCTGCTGCACTTGCGCATTGATCCCCGCAATCGCGTTTTCATAATCACCCTCGGCAACGCGCGTAGCCAACCGGTAGTTCTGCCCGGCCATCAAAGCGCTGGACGTGCCTTGAATCTGCTGGGCACGTTGCGCGTAGGCGTTCGCCTGCGAGGTTTGCGCCGCATTGGTCGCCACACTGTTGGCCGTGTTGGCCGCAGCCGTGTTGTTGGCTATATCACGACCGGCGCGCAACCCCGTATTGACAATGCCGTTCTGCACCACGCCGCCGACAGTGCCGCCGACCAGTCCGGCCACGTCCCCCTTCATCAGCGAAGTTCCGGCATTGGATATCAACCCCAACGCCGACTGCGCGTTGTTCTGGGATATATTCAGGTCGGTCATGGCGTTGGTGTTCGCCTGTCCGATAGCCAACGACTGATTCAACGAGTTGGCCGTAATGGCGTTCAATGCATTACGGTTGGTGATACCGAGTTGGGTCATCTCTTGCTGGGTACGAATTGCCGTACCGGCTTGAGACAGTGTGTTGGCGGCACTCATGGTCGCTTTTTGCTGCGCCCACCCAGCCGACTGCTCCGCGTAAGCGCGACCGTACGCGCCGTTCGCCATAGCAAGCGAAGCCCCGTTGTTCACCACCATGAACTGGGGAAAGTTCGTAATCCCGAAACTGACATTCAGCATTTCCCCGCCATCGATCGGCAGGCCGGCGCCATTCCCGGACGGGGAGGAAACCGTGGCCGCGCCGCCAGCATTATAGTCCACTGGGTAGAAGTTCAGACGAGGGGATGGCGGCGCGTAGTTCCATGTCTCACGGATTACCAAATCATGAGACTGGATGTCCTCGGGCCTATAGATGACGTTCGATCCATTCAGACACGAGCATTCCACAACACTATACGGGTAGCATCGCAATTTTTTCAGATTGCGGTACCGGCTCGGGATATTGAAATTATCGCGGAAATTCTTAACGGAAACAATATCATCATACCGGTTATCGCTCTTAGCCTCCCATAGGAACGTGTATACGTGGCCCTCAATCACACCCACCGCGCTGACGCCAAAGAATTGCGTTACCTCACGCCCCGCGTCGGCTAGATAGTCAGCGCTGATTTTCGGGATCGCGTAAATCGCCGTAATACCCTGAGTAACCCACGGGAACGAACTGCCCGCCTGCATGACGCGCGTAAAATCGTCGGCGGTATCAAAATAATAAATTCCCGCACCATTGGATTGATTCTCGAATTGTGATCCCTGCGCGGTTTTCAGCGACGGTTTTTCAACACTGCCGCCCGACGCCACAAGGTCGGTCGTGGCAACGACAATGACACCATAATCCAAGGTCGGTGAGTTAAAGCCGGGTCGTGCGGGCTTGCTGGACATCAGCGCCGTATATGATTGTGAGGCAATGACGGTTTCCGCGCCCGTATCCAGTCCCTCCGGGAGCGCAAGCGTGGTACGCCCGTAATCATCCCACTGGCGTTCGTTGGCGACTCCGATATGCCCGCGCATCACGTAACAGCTCCCAAACGTCACGTCATGTTGAAAACTCTGCCATACGTCCAACATAAGCGTGAGCTGTGTAGTGTGCGCGTTGACGTATTCCACAGATTCGATGAAGTAATACCATGCGCGTGGCGATTCCAGTTCGGGGTAATCGTTGACCGCAACGAGGTAATTGTAGTTCGACGCTTGGCTGAATGGCATGTCGATCCGCACGGGAGCGCCGAAAATATGCATAGTGGCAGGCCTGCATTCCACGCCATCCACCTTGCTAAACCATTCCTGTTGCGTCTCACGTGAAACAAACCGCACTACATCCCTATACGAGGCGTCCCACGGGACGCGGCAGAGTTTCAATGTGGTGTTGGGTGTCCATTCCGCCCACGAAAAATTGGATTCCACGTAAGGGTTAACGTCGTCAATCATCATCATCCTCCGGTATGAACAAGACCCGGAGCAATCACGTGAAGTGCGCTCCGGGCCTTGTCCTGCATCACACCGTGAGAGAGAGTAGCCAACCGGCTACCCTCCCATCATATCACTCTTTGGTCACGGTCACGCCCTTCTTTCCAGACACGCCGAACAACGTGGCGGCAATGTCGGAACTGCCCGCCGCGACGCCAGTCACCACGCCCGACTCGGACACGGTGGCGCTCGCCGGAGTGCCGGACGTCCATGCGGCCTGTGCGGTCACGTCGGCGGTACGTCCGTCAATCATGGTCGCCACGGCGGTAGCCTGCGCCGTATGTCCTACGGCCACGGTCGGAACGGTCACGGCAATCGACGCGATGATCGACGGATTGAATCCGATAACACCGTCTCCGACCACCGGCACGTCCAAAGCCGCGGACACGGTGCCCGGCACCTCCGGCGTCGCCGGGTCCGCATACAAGGCGGTTGCGGTAACCGGGATGGTGACGTTCGGTTCGTCAAGGCCGACCACCAGCACGCCGGTAGGCGAAATGTAAGTGTAATCGCTTTTCGGCTTGGCGGTGTCGCCAATGCGATACTCGACCGCGTTGGAACGGAACGTGGCGTTACCATCATTGGCGACGGTCGTGTCGGCAACGACCTGCACCGCGCCGCCACGCGCCACATCGGCCGGGGTTTGCGAGCCACCGCCATACATGCCAAGCTTAAGCTGGAATGCCGGCGTCTGAGCCCGAGTGCCAGCGGGAGCCACCACGTTGGCGGTAGAACCCGCTCCAGTCCAGAACAACACGGCCGGAGCGAAACCGGACACTGAAATGATGTGCTGGACATGCAGATAATGGTTCACCGAATTGATGTTGACCGGATTGATCTGCTGGGTCATCTCATTGATGACCGGAATATCAATCAGGAATTTATCGGTCGTCAGGATGGCCTGCACACCATCCATGCCGAACCTGTCCTGCGGAATGACGATGATCCGGTCGATAGTCGGCTCGGCGTCCGTACGCTGGAACACCGTGGCGAGACCTTGCACGTCAAGCGCCGACTTGACTTCCGGCGAACAGAACAGTACGAGTTCGTCCGGACGAGCGAAGGTCGGCATGTGTCGGGCGTTGTACTTGGTGGACACGAATTTAAGCGTGTCGGCCCACGCGCGGATCTGACGCAACATGTCGCGGGCGTCGGTTTCCGAACTGCCCATGTTGTTCAGGTCTTTGTTCATGTGGACGCGCCAATATCCGCCGAGCTTCGCATATTCGGTGAACTGGTGGCATAAGGCTTCGAAAAGGTCGACTTCAGCCGCATTGTAGCAGGATGTGAGGATCTGCGAAGTGAGTGAGGCCAGACCGTTTTCGGAAGTGAAGGCACGCTGAAGCGTCCTGTCATCCGTGGTCGCAGGATACCAGTGGGCGAAATCCAGACGGTGATAGAGCGAATCCACGTCGATCTTCCACTTGCGGAAGTTATCCGCGCCGAGATATTCCGCATTAGGGTCATAGACCTGCGCGAGCGGCATTCCGACGGCGATTTCCTGCCACGTATCGCCATACGCCTGCGATGCTCGCTGGAAAACGCTGAGAGGATTGTTCCAACGCCACGTGTTCACGTAGGTGCCGCCAATGCGGTTCACCAGCGCCGAGTAAAATTCGTTCTTCAGCTGGGTGGACGACATGAGCGTAGCCATCTGCCTGTCCATGTTCATCTGAGTAGCCGATGGCATTCGCCGCTGGTACTCCGGTGACGCCTCGTTGCGAATCATGTTCAAGATCTGAGCGTTATTGAATTCGGTGAGCGGGCGGAGCTGCTGCTTCGGTGTCACCACTGGAGTGGTTCCCATGATGTTTTTTCCTTTCTGATCATCGGTCTTCGTACAAGTCGTCGAAAGTGCCGTAGGTGCCGTTATAGTCGTCGTCGGTCATTTCAGTCGATTCCGGCGTCGCATCGTCGTCGAGGCCATCGTTCAGCACATCGTCGGCGGCGGCGTCGCGCATTGCTTCGATGGTTTTGGACAATTCCGCCACAGTCGCCTCCAATGCGCTCAACCGGTCGGCCATGTCGGCGTTCTTGTCGTCGCCCGCATCTTCAGGCTCGGCGTCGTCCCGCGTTCCAGATTCCGGGTTCGGCGTATCGTCGTCGGCGGTCGCGTCCGGTTCAGTGTCGGGCGTGGTGTCCGGCTTATCGTCGTTTTCAGTGTCGTCCATAATTACCCCCTAAGGTAAATGGCACGGCAGCAATCACGCTGCCGTGCCGGAATTGCTAGGCTGTGCGGGTTCCCTCGCCGTCAATGGGCGCTGGCCACGCACGTCTACATCCGACCGAATCGCCTTACCGATCGCCTACCGGTCGGGCCATTGAATCAGCTTGGGACGCACATCCCGCTACCAGTCATTATAACATAAAAAAACAGCCGTCATCATTGACATGGCGTGACCTCGGCAGGAAGTCGTCGTAAGGTATGGGGGCTGCCCGATGCACGCCGCTCAACCGCATCACCGTGCCACCGTCCGTTTCCACGCCGCAGTATTTGCGATTGCCGAGAATGCGAAGTTTTCCATAAGTGTGGTCGTTTTTCCACATGCCTAGTTTCCTGTCGTCCGTCTCGATGCCTGCGGGCGCATCCAACCCCTCCAATATCATGCCATCCGTATCGGCGTAGAGCACGCGGTCGGCGTTCGCATTCATCGCGCGGGACAGTATCCGCCTCCCGTAGGCGTTAACATAGGCGGCGGTCGGTAGCCATGCGAGCGAGTTGGCCGACTCAGGTTTGTCCACGGTAAAATCCACGCCGCCATCGCCGGAAGGTTTCGGGTGCAGCATAGGTCGGTAAAGCGAGGCCCCGAATTTTCCCACCAACGAGTTCAGCAATAGTTTCGCCATTTGCCGACGCTCGCCGGTTTCGGTTTGCTTCACGCGAAACCATTTATCCACATACTCATAGTAGAGTCCATGCGATTTACGGAACTTCCAGCCGCCGATATGATCCCACACATGGACGTCATAGTTTTCCGTCAAGGTTCGCCAATCCACGTCGGTCACGGGCATGGTGACGACACCCAGCGTACTATCCATACGTTCGCCCTCGTATCCCCATACAGGCAGGATGTTGGTGAGTGTCGCCGTCTTTCCCGTTTTCAGCCGCGCATCGAACGAGATGACATCGATATGCAGCGGATAATCGTCATCATGACGATATTCCCTCTCATACCAGACGGGAGAGCCTACCGGCATAGCAGAATCGCGCATGATACTCGGATAGAGGCTATTCACATCCCAACTCTTACAATCCCGATATTCACCCGGCCTGCTATACACTATCGCCCCATAGTATGCGGGGCGCATCCGACGATATTCCGCTTTGTCCAATGGCGGGAAATGATGTTTGAATCCTGCGTAATCTCCGTCGACGTAGTCGGACATCGCCATGGACGCTATGGTCGTGCCCCTGAGATTCAGTGCGTCGCATTCTTGCGCGATATTCCATGTGGTTTCCAAGTCGTCCGCACCGCCGAACGTTTCGCGTGAGACATTCAGTCCGTCGTCGCGTGTGATGTTGCGCACATCCAGAAAATCCACGGTGACGCCGCCCATGCGCACGCGAAAACCGTAGAAATGGCCGCGAATGTTAAACGTACCCCAGACTCCATCCTTTACCGGATTCGATTGCAATGGCAGCCGTTTCAACAGTTCTGCGGCTATGGGCTTGATGTCCTGCCATCCATGTGCGCACCATACGCGCGTATGATGGTCGAGCATGGTCAGTCGAATGACGGCGTTCGTCGTCAATGGCTCCATGCCGTCGTTCGTCAATAATGTTGCGCCGTCTGTTACCGCCGTCCGACGCTCTCTCATGATTCCATCCTTTTTTTAGTGTCTTGCCGTACTGGTCATCCATTCATCGATTCGTGTCTCCACATCCCCCGCATCCGATTTAGTTTCCCATTTATGCGCCTTATCATTATACCATACCGCTTCGCGTACTACGAGACTGAAATTCGTGTTGTTTACCAGCCATCGTTTTTGTCGGCTCGACAAAGCGGCGAATCTTTGGGCGACGCCAGAGTCGAACGCTTCAAGTTGCTGCTCAACCTTACCAAAATCCGAAACACCCTCGCCTTCGGAAATCCTCCCAGTTCCCGCACGTAACGGCGCACGTTCTATAAGTCCGGCATATTCAAGCATCTCTCGCTCAAGTTGCCCACGGCTCCCCTCTCGCATCATCACGCGTGCACGGCTTATTCCACGATCCGATCCAAACACATTCGCACGGCTTCGCACAAGTTCGTCACGTGCCGAACCGCCGACCGTATGAGTGCCCAACACGTCAAACGGAGATTCACCGGCACGTTCCATTTCACGTACTTCACCTACGGTATAGCGAGCCATACTCAAGGCTTCGAATTGTTGAGCACGCTCGATTTTCCGTCGTGCCTCAACTCGACGGCGCTGTTGCTGCCGCAATGTTTTCCGACGTTTCGGCGGGGCTGCGGCAATTTCCGCATCGGAAATCAGTGAACGTGCAGCCATCTCACGGTCAAGTTTCGAAACATGGAAATCCGGAACAACCTGATACAGCTCGTCATCCCGCACCCTCAACGCCTGCTGTCGCTCTCCGAACTCCTGCCCGATGCGGCGTGCGACCTGTTCAAGTTGCCGAGCACTAAGATTTCCCAAAAACGTTTCAGTGATTCGCTTGGGAAGTCGTCCAGTACTGTAATCCCTAACCGCCCGCTCCCCGCGGACCTGCGCCGACCTGATAGCGGCATTACGTTTCAAGACATTGGTTCGCCGGTTATTGTTGCGTTTTGCCACGGTATCTCCCCTGTAAGTATGAAACACCCCCCGCCGCAAGGATGGAAACGGCGGGGGGTGAGTCTGGCGGCAACATCCCTATAGGGACATTACCATGATATCATACGGTACGGACAATAGCGCTACTTACGCTTTTTTTCCGACACCAGTTCAAGGTCAAAGAACTTATAGCCACGGCGACTCTTCTTCTCCACCACCTTGAGGACAAGTGGCTGACCCCACGTGTCCGGCGTGCCGAAAATGGCGAACAGATTGCCAAACGAGTGCGCCAGCGTGGGAGAAGCGGCGGCAAAGTCACCTTCCTCCGCGTGAATGACGACGCGAGTAGAAGAATTGATTTCACCAGTCTCCTGATTGGCGACTTCGATAGCCTGCGCCAGCACGTTAGTGACATGCAACGGCTCATTAAGATGTTCGTCCACCTTATCGGCGGTCTGCATGGCGTTATACAACGCCATTTTGCCGTCCATAGAGGAAGTATCGAAAAAGTGGGATACGGCGTTGGTGCCGTTCGCAGAAAAGTTGTTGCCGTTCGTTACGGTCAGTTCGTTGTCAGCCATTAGTGTTACCTTCCTTATAGGGATTATTAATTATTTTCCTCGGAGATAATATCATCCTCGACGACAGTGCCGTTCACCGGCCCCGAATAGTCGACAATGACATCATCCCCAAATTCGCAATTAGCCCAGTAGATCGCCTCATCCATGCGCGTGGCCTGCTCATGATATTCGGCGGACATGGGAAGCATGTCCTTATTGATCTTGCGAGCTTTCTTCATAGCCATGTCAGCCGTACGGCACGCGCCATCCACGATCACCTCAGTATCAACGAGTTCACCGTTCTTACTGCGCGTGATGCCGTGCACAATACTGTAATGCTTAGATCTCTTAATGTATGCCATAATCATACCGCCTTATCTTATTGTTGCTGCTGTTGCGACATCCTTGCGATGTCTTCATCAGTATACCGCACATCCGTCAGATTGTCAAAACAGCGACACGCGATTTTGACGACAGTCTGGGCAAATTCAATTCCATCCCAAACTTTGCACATTTCATAGCATGTCGCGCCCTTGACATGACAGACGGCGCACCACGCCACCATTGCCGGTACATAAATGACGCCGCCCAACATTTCAATATCCTGAGTTCGCGCCAACGCGGAGATACGCGATGAGCAGGAAGACAATGATAAGCAAACGTTTGCCGCATGTTCCACGCCGTCAGCGAACGCCATCTGCGCCCCTTGAGGCTCATAAAAATCCTTAAGCAGCCCCACACTACGGCATAATGTCTCCCAATCACCCTCACCTCGATTATATTCACGCAAATGCAGATTACGGCGACGCCCACGAACAACCCGGCGCACACGATCATCATCCAACACACCATCGTCAAACCAGTTCGTACGTCTTCCGCCCTCATCAAAAGTCAAATTCTTCGATTCCATAATCAAAACTCCAATACATCCCCAACACTATTATATCCGTCCATCCACAACACCATCCACAGACAACCGTTCGGACAACGTTTCGGCGGACTATAAGAACCATGCTTGCCACTCACGCCCGCACGAAACGCGCGCAAACGCCAATAACTATCGGCGTCAACACAATCGCCGCACGTCCATGAATGAATCCAACAACGAAAATACGTGCTAATCCCTCTCCAAGAGTGGCGTGCGGGCAATATCGATAGCGTCAAGCATAAGATCAGCCACTTGCCTACTATCCCCAGCATCATACGCGCATAAAGCCAATGCGCCACACACACCACCAGACGGCGTACGAAACCGAACAGCATACCGAAGTTCATACCGGTGGCCGCAAGGACAATACCACAGACGCACGCCACCGCCTGCAAACGGCGACGCAAACACGGCAACATTCATATCGTCCCTACACATTTTCAGAATCCTTTCACTACGAAAACCAACACAAGAGCCACGCACACAACAAGCATAGCCAAAAAACAACACACGTCACCCACATCACGAGGAGCCTCGGAAAACGCTGCAGCACATGACGCAATAAGCAGAATCACACACAGAACAACAATACTCACAAGCATCATCACGCCAACACCACCTTCACCACGCCAACCATAGAGCCATCCAAATCGAATGTTGCATTATCAACATCCACACACACATCCATATCGGAATAGGCGGCACGAATATGAGACAATACGCCATCCAGCGACGCCTTCAATGACATTGCATGAAACACGCAACTAGGCTTCACACAATCAGGCAAAATCTCAAACACCTGAAAACCATCATCAGTAACAATAAAATACCACATATCAACACTCCTCTCCAAGTTCAACCAACTCATACCTATCACCCTTAACCACGTCAAACCGACCAAGCTTAAAACCGTAATCCGCAAGAAAATCATTAGCGGAAAACTCCCAATCAAGACCACAAACAGCCCCGCAAATACCAGTAACCCTCTCAGCATCAACATCACGACATAAATCGTAATCATCGCCAACCCAAGGGTCAAAATACCAAGCATCATCACCAGTCTGTCGCCACATGCCCAAACCAGTAACATCATCAGCAAATATCAACGAAGTCCAGCCATCATCACCCCTAACAGCAACCAACTCGGCCGGTATTTCTTCACCGGTATGAACGTCAACCCCTATTATATTCATTTTACCATTCCTTCCTTCCTTATCGACTAACAATCACATCATACCACACCACAAAAAACAACACACCCACCAACCACAAAAAAACCAAGAACAAAACAAAACAAAGAAACAAGCACACAAAGAACAGAAACAAAAAACACAGACAACAACAACAATACAAAAA